GTGCTGTTGAGCCTTGTCTTTCTCCTCAGAAGCCGCCTTGATCTCAAGCCTCTTCTGATAAAACTGCCACGCAGATGCTCCGCCAAGTGTTCCGACAACCGCAACAAGGAGCGTTATGATGTCATTTTGTTCCATGCTTCATTCCTCTCTTTGCCGCCTTGGCTAGCCTCTCCCTATCGTCTCTGAACCACAAAAACATCGCGACAAAAGCTTGAACTGCGTACGTTCCGTGGTCAGAATAGTTCCAGTGCCCATGGTTGATTTCAATCAAGCTTGCTGCAATGAAAAATGCAACTGCAATAAGTAGCCCCGCTTGCCTGACCCTAATTTTTGAGAACAAGAGACCGGCAAACAACACAACCCCTGAAATTACGCCAACGGCCGGCCAGACTGGAGGAGAACAACATAGAATGTGTGATCGCATGGGATCAATGAAAATCAGAACCAGCACAAGCATCAGCTCTGTTAACTCACTATCTGAGTAGATGAGTATGTCTTTGAGGTTCTGAATCACTTTCATGTAGTTCTCTACCTATCCGGCGCAGATATAAGTATCACATACTTGACTATCCACACTTTCCGTAGCCACAACTCAAGCATGTTACGCAACCTTCTTGGTACGTCAGCGATTCTTCGCCGCAAGAAGGGCACTGCTTTCCGCCACCTGGTTCAGCACCGTCAACGATGAAGCGCTTAAGAACCCTACTGATCACCTTTGCGAATGAGAAAAGATCTGCGTCACGATCCTTTTGAAGCTGCTCGACGACGTAGTGGATCGGCGCGCCATGGCGCAGCGCAAGCGAGATCATCCTTGTATATCCCGCATAGTTTGGATTGTCAAAGACCCTTACGACGTCCTTGATGGTAACTTCATCACCGTTCTCTCCAAACACAAGGTCATAGATGCTATTCCTAGTCTTTCTGGAGCGCTTGCGAATACAACCGTTGGTGTACTTAGACGGAATTTCAACAAACTCTGCAAGACCTCCTAGGACCTCATACGGCATGCCGTTCATCAATCCAACAAGGATCGTCCACTTTTCCCCCTTGATAGTCGCATGGTGAATTTCACACTCAAGCTCATCTGGACGCTTTGGGGCGCTATGCGACTTGAATGCAATCTTTTCGCGTGAACCATCATCCTGCTCTTGAGTCTTTTCCTCAGTGCTGATCAGGACGCCTGAACGAGACCCATCACGATAGACAGTGAAGCCCTTGCATCCTGCCTTCCATGCAGCGAGATAGACCTCATCAACAACTTCCTTGCTGACGTCTGACGGAAGATTACACGTCTTTGAGATTCCGTGGCAAACCCACTTCTGCGCAGCAGCCTGGATCTTTACAGACTGAACCCAGTCAATCTCAGGACTCGTTGCTCCCCAGTAAGGGCAAGACTCATCAATCTCCGTCTTACCAGTTGCCTCCATCCATGCCTTTACGCCATGATGATAGACAGTAAACTCTTGCCAGCGATCGCCAAGATCATCGACAAAGTCTACATGCGTATCAGCGTCATGCTCGACAATCTTCTTTCGGCGTGTGTAGCTTAGAAGATATGCTGGCTCAATTCCAGACGTCGTCTGTGTCAGGCACGAGACGGAACCAACCGGTGCAGTCGTTGTGAGCGCGATGTTTCTGCGACCATGCCTCAAAGCCATCTCTCTGACGTCATCAGGAAGACTGTCATAGATCCTTTGTAGGTGAGCATTTCCTTCCTCGAGCATTGGATCGTAGACAGGAAATGCTCCGCGCTCAGAAGCAAGCTGGATGGAAGAAGTGTATGCAGCGACAGCTAGCGACATGTAGATCTCGTCAGTTGCCTCAATGCTAGCATCAGTTCCATACTTCAATCCTAGCGCAGCGAGTGCGTCGCCGAGTGCCGTCACTCCAAGTCCTGTCCTGCGCCCTCCCAGTGTGGCTGCCTTGACCTTCTTCCATAGGTCAATCTCAATCTGCTTCACGTCTTGAGGCTCTGGATCTGCCATGATCTTCGAGATGATTCGGTCGACGGCCTCTGTCTCAAGATCAATCAAGTCATCCATGAGGCGTTGTGCGCATGAAACAACGCGCTTGAATTCCTCGTAATCGAACCATGCAGTCTCAAGAAATGGATTTCTCACAAAGTTCATAAGGTTGACGACCATAAGGCGACAGCTATCATATGGGCTCAGAGGAATCTCTGCGCAGGGATTTGTAGAGACTGTCTCATAGCCAACCGATGAATAGCAATCGGCTGGACCCGATTGAACCGTATCCCAAAAAAGAGCACCAGGTTCAGCACACTCCCATGCTGAGTCAACAAACTTTTCCCAGACTTCTCTAGCGCGAACGGTCTTTGTCACTACTGCATCATCAAGTGATGCTTCGACAGGCCAGCGAAGAACATACTCCCCATCGTTATCGACTGCGGTCATAAATTCGTCGTTGAAGCGAACTGAAATATTTGCACCGGTCACGCGCTTTCGATCGCGCTTGATGTCGATGAACGTCTCAACCTCCGGATGCCGACAATCGATTGTGAGCATCAATGCACCACGGCGACCTCCTTGTGCAACCTCGCGACACGAGTTTGAGAATCGATCCATAAAAACAGCAATGCCATCCGTCGTTCGTGCAGCGTTAGCTGTTGGTTCACCCTTTGGTCTGATCTTGCTGACGTCGAAGCCTACCCCACCGCGCCTCTTCATGATCTGGACCTGCTCTTGATCAGCTCGCAAAATTCCTGCGTAGCTATCCTGAGGTGGCTCGATCACGAAACAATTGGACAGACTCTGAACTTGGCTCCAGTTCCCAATCCCACTGAGTGGTGAACCCTGTGGAACAATTGACCAGTCTGCAAGGAGCTCAAAAATCTCATCCTCACTCATCGCATTGTCATATGACGATTCAACTCTTGCAAACTCCCTCGCAAGCCTACGATGCATCTCAAGAGGAGTCAGCTCTAGAACCTTCCCTGCCCCGTCAGGAAGTGAATACTTTCCTGAAAAGACGCTGGATGCCAGCTCATCTCCGTTAAAATATACCATGCTTGCATCAAACGACTCCGACACATCATAACTCATCAATTCTCCTCAGTGCTTGAAAGCTTCTTCGTGACCTCTCGCCACTTCTTACGCAGCAAATCCTTCTCAGCGCTACTGTCCTGTTGCACAGCTTCGTTAAGAGTCAGTTCAGATTCATCCAACAAAGTAATTCGTGACTGCGCAGTGTTAATGTTCATAGGGAACAAGATTCCATCACGGCCTGCACGGTTCTTTGCAATGTAGAGGCGACCATATCCCGTCGACTTCTCCATTGCCTTTCGGCTCAATGAAACGACAACGTCAGCGACCATTGCCTTTCCATATGCTTCGGACATGTTTTCGAGACCAACGATGTCGCTATTTGCGGAATCCCTGTTTGCCTGACTTGCTGTCCAGACTGGAACATTCAGTTCCATCGCAAGGTTTCTGAGCTCCTCGTAGACAAGCTTAAGCTCGTGCCTCAGTGAGTCATATGACTTTGTCGACTTCATAATATCTGCATAGTCAATCACGATCAGGCTTGGCTTGAATCCCTTTAGGGAAAGCTTCTCGATGTGATTCCTGATCGTGATGACGCTTGCTGAACCTGTGGGATATTCCTTGATAATCAGCCGGCCAAGCTCTTCGTTCTCATAGAAATCGAGGACCCTTTGCTTTGATCCAATCAAATCATTGACGTCGATTCCAGTGAGGTTTGCATCATACCTTCTACCGACAGCAGTTTCTGTCAGCTCGAATGTATAGTGAAGAACGTTCTTGCCATGACGCAAGGCATTGGCGCCCATCGCAACAAGATAGTGAGACTTTCCAACTCCGGTGTTTGCCGTAACAACACCGATCTCACCACGTCCCAGGCCGCCATCAAGAATATCAGGGGCATCAATCTTCTTCAGCCCAGTCGGGCATGGAATGCGATGCATCTTTACAAATCGTGCCTCGATGTCTTCAAAGAAATCATGACCGATAGAGTGTGGCATACCTACTGCAACGGCATCCTTCATCAGTTCGATGACGCTGTCGAAACGATCTGTTTGGATCAGTTCAACGGCCTTGTGCAAAGCATCCTTGAAAGCTTGGCGCTTGCAAAAATCTAGAGTCTTGTCCTTGACGTAACCGATGTCGCCAGGGTGAGGATTTGACTTGAGGCGATGAAGGAACTCAACAATCTGGTCTCTCAGAATTACATCATTTCCTTCGCTGAGGTCTTCCTTGATGATCGTGATCAAGAGCTGAAGAGTTGGAAACGCCTTGTATTGATTGTAGTACTTGAAGTAAAGACGTGTCAGGTAATTGAGATAGTTGAGATCAAAGAACTCTGGGAGCATGACCTCATACATCTGTGCTGCCCATTCTTTGTCCATGAGCAGACCCTGAAAGATCTTTTCCTGGAATGGCTTACCGTAGTGAGAGAAGCACGAATTGTGCCCCTGTAGATCGACTCTTTCTGCTTGTTGCATTTACCTACCGTCTGTTCAAGATGTTCATGGACAAGAATAACCTGGATGGGTCGTAGTTTACTAGACCAAACTTTTTTAGACAGCTCAAGAATCCGATCTTGTTGTAGTTCTTCTCATAGATCTCTAAGCTTCCTTCGATTTTCTGTATTTGATCGCCAGCGAGGTTTGAGACATCAAGGTGCATGAGTCTGAAATTGCGCCTGATGAGAT